TGATCCAGAGCTAATGTCTTTGGTCACACTGACATTGTTGTCCACGTAGAGGAACGTGTCCACGTAGAGATTGTTGTCAAACACAATGTCGCCCACATTGTTGATGTTGAGATATTCCAAGGGAATCTGCAACACTGGATCCAGCACACCAGTTTCGGCCTGACCATAAGAAAACAATTTGCTGCCAGCAAATGTGGTGCTCTGATACACTGATTCATCACCAAAGCTGATGCCATCAGGATCATACACATTGTATAGAGGTGCTTGCTGGATGTTGGTTTTTTGTTGCGCTTCAATCCAGGTACCATTGTTGTACCAAAAAGTCACACCTTTGAGAGTATCGCCGTCAAGACACACTGTGCTTTGATCTTGCAATACTTCGCCATCAGTGGCCAGCGTTAAATTGATAATGGGCTGTGCAATGAGTGGGGGTACGGTGTCAGGTGTGACAAAATTCACCGTCCAAATTTTGTTGCGTACATTGGCATCTTCGTCTGCGGCAAACACCACTCGTGAGCCATCTACAAATGTATACCCGTCCACGCTGTAACCAGTGCTGCCTTCAATGTTACTGAAAGCATCGGTCTCTTCAAAATCAATGATGTCAACTGGCTGCTTGCCTTGAGTACCCATGTTCCACAGTCTAATGCCTGGGCGGAATTCAATAATGGGGCGTTTGGCTCGTTTGAGGTTGTCGTATACCACAGGAACATTGTTGTATTCGGCTGTGGCTTGAATCACACTGATGTGGAACCAACGATTGCTGCGAGTCCAAGCGTTGAGGTCTGCGCTGGCTCGATCAATGGTGAGGTAATCCAGCTCTTCAGGCACCGGCAGTGCACTGTCGTTTTCTTCCAAGACATAGGGCTCAGGGGTAACAAAGTTTACAACGGGCAACAGTTGGATTGCTGTGCCCACACCGCTTACATAATATTCGTTGTTTTTGTATGTGGCAGGTTCAATATCGCCACGGAACACCACTTTGAGACCGTTGGTGAAAGTCACACCATTGGTGGATGTATAGTTTTTCTTACCAATGATTTCTTCAACAAACAGCGTGGTTTCCTGTGTTTGTTCAATCAGTCTAATGCGGCCAAAGATTTCAGGATCAATAGCATCTTGATACCATAGTGTATCCAAGATGGCAGTGAGTGGTGGAATAGCTTCAAACAAACCTTCAGAAGTTTTGTACCACTGAGTGTTACTGTACTGATCACCATAGGCAATGGTGAACTTGCTGAGAGACGGTATGTCTGCCACTTTGTTTAGTACCATGTACTCTACACCAGCAATGTTTTGATATTGTATTTGATATACCTGATAACGATCAGCTAAGGGAATATCTGTGGTTTGATCAAAAGGTATGCTATCAAAACTGCCAGGCAGCCCATTGTTGGCAGATGATTCAGCCAAGGGATCAAACAGAGTGGTAACTTGCCAGCCACCAGTTTCTGGATCAACATTGGTATCAGTAAACACAATGGTTCTACCATTGAGATTTCTAGTGCCATCAATGCCGTCATTGTTGGCCAAGAATTGCGCCACGGGCTGGTTATTGACTTGGTCAAACTTTAGAGTTGACAGTATGTCAACGGTACCAAAGTTGTTGAGAGTGTAGTAGAAATTCTGTGCAGTCTTGGAGGGCACATTGAAAGTCACTGTGCCAAGATCTTCACCGTTGTTGATTACACCAAATACATTGCGACTGCTGATATTGGGGGTAGAGGGTATGACACCTGACACGCCCGGGTTGGTTTGAATCCAGAAGCCAGGCCCAGTGCCTGGAGTACCATTAACAATTTTCAATGTGCCTTGTTGGCCGCTCTGTGTTTCACTCACATAATACAAAGTGTCTGGAGCATCTTGTGGCACTACAAACGTGACCTGTCCAGTAACACTGCCGTTGCGAGTGACGCCGCTGTCGTAGGCGTTGCCACGTCCTGTCACAAGCTGTGTCTTGATCCAAAACGGATAGTCGCCGGTGAGGTTTAGATTAAACACATAGGTGTTACCGCGCTGCAAAGTCAGTGTGGGATTGATCACACCGTCCACAGTGTAGTTGAAAGTACCGTTGTTGCGAACTCGATAGTTCACAGTGGTCTTGGTATTTTGTGCTACTTGGAAAGTGTAATTGCCGCCGCGCAAGAGATCAATAGTGGGGTTCTCGCCAGGCACACCTGAAAATGTGTAAACACCGTTTTCACGAGTGACTTCAAAATTGGCTTCAATTGGCACCGTTGTGGCCATGACTTCCACGACGTCTGGGCCGTTGGGCATCCAAAAATACTGATTGAAGTTTATAAAAGTATCATAGTTGATGAATGGATCCCAGCTGTAGAATTCACTGGTATAGAGACGATCTGGTCTGTTGCCCACACCGCCTTGATAACTCACGGCATCATTTATACCTGGATAGGTCATGATGTCCTGCACCGTGTCAGTGTCAGGCTTGATTATGGCCACGGCTGGCTCAAGTTGATAGTCGGCGCGAGTCTTGTCAATCTCTACAACATAACGGTCGTTGGGATTGACTCCAGGGCCCACACGTCGACCAATAAAGCCTTGTGTTTTCTTGAACTTGGGCTCTTGGACCAATTGATCCAATGTGGCTGCCAAGAACTGACGGTTGGCGTCAGTTTGAAAAATCTCTGGCAGAAAATCAACAGAACGTACTTGGGCCATGTTTAAATTACTCCACTACCTGGTGCTGTGCGAAGGTTTGTGCTGGTCAATGCTTCAATAACTTCAATGTTGTCAATGGTAGCTGCATTGGCAAAAATCTCACTGGGTTCGCTTCGAATCTCATAGAGATCACCAAAGCTCTTTTGTGGGTCCAAGGGCACCAGGACCACTGAGCTGATGATAGTTCCCAAGATACGATGCAAATAAGCTGCCAGTTCACTGAAGTAGAAAGTGTCGCCAAAGTTCCACTTGTCAATAGAGAAGTAGTCGTTCATGGCTGCTATCACAGAACTCTTGATTTCACTCACACTAGCAGTAGAGCCCTGTGCTCTAATCACTTTGATTGTGGCACGTAATTCTGTGGCTGCCTTGGCGCCAAACAGTGGCTTAAACATCACAGAATTCAATACAATGTTGTCAGAAATCATCTTGTAGTTTTGCAGTCCTTGATACGCTGTGTTAAGTTCATCAATGGTAGGTATAGTTGGTTCAGGCACAGTGCCTGTGGTGTCTCTAATCCAGTTCTGATAAGCTGTGTAGTATTCTTGTGTGACTACATAGAGGTCAATAATGTTGGTGGTGCCTGGATCAATTCTGTTGGTCAGTGGAGCGTTGTGACGGTACTGATAGTACAATGCTTGGCGTCCAGTACGAGCAATCCATTCACTAGTTGTTACTAGAGTGCGCACACCAGCAGCGTCAATGATCAACTCATAGAATGCACCAGTGTTAACAGCACTGGGATTTTGATTGTAAGCATAGAAGATTTGCCCTGGGGTGTATTCAGTCTTGACTACTTCAATAGCATTCAATGTGGCATATTCACTGTTGACGATGCCCGGTTCTACCAAGAGATAACGTTGTAGGTTGTCAAAGTCCACAGTTCGCTGTAAGAAAATCAACTTTTGATTAGGCGTGACATCAGGTGCTACAATTTCATTGAAGAAGTCTGGATTGTCGGGTACACCATCGTTGTCGCTGTCGCGGTAGCTGACCAAAACTTGGAAGTCGTCTACGTAACCGTCGCTTTCTACTGGTTGCCCAATGATTGTGGTGTAGATGTCTGTGCCCAGGCTAGCGGCGCTGTCAGGCTGTGAATTCATGGCCAACACATTGACAAAGTCCTTGATCACTGTACCAGTACGACTGTCATACACTTGCTGATCATCATAGAAAAAGAATCGTGTTTGCAACACTGAACCAAAGTAGTAGGCTAGACCACGGAAGGTCACAGTGTAGTTTTGGTTCTGCACCACAAACTGCACCATCCAGCTAGCATCCAGGTTGGCGCCCGAAGTGTTGCCAGCATACTGCTGACTCCAAGGTTCGTTGGCTGCAAGGTTTTGCTGTGTGATTACATACCAAGTGTAAGGTGTGCCAGTAACAGATCCGTCGTTGTCATAACCTAAACCAAAGTTACGGAACAACACAATTTGTTCAGCAATCTGTTGCTCAATACTCAATGGCAAGTCAGTGACAAACAGCGGAATAATGGTGTCAACAATGGCACCAGTAGGCACAAAGTTGTTGATTGTGACTGGACCTTGACCATTGGCAAGATTGCCTTGGCCGTTGTTGTAACCAGTATCAACCACAGCCAAGGGCGATGCCCAGATCTCTAACTTTTCATTGGCTCGTGTGGGCGAGCCAGCTTGCAATCTGTTGTTGGCGTCAAAGTAATAGCCTGTGGGCGCTACAAACTTGATCAAACTGTTGACCACTGCATAGTAAAAAGGATTGGTAGTGCTCAGTGTGGCACCAATGGGTATGGGTGTTCCTGCTGCATTGCGAAAATAACCTGTGGTTTCGTTGGCCAAAGTAGTGCTTTGATACCAAGTTGACCCAGTGGTCAAACCAGTGTTCACTGACTTGCGCGGGAAGTTTTCATAGTAGAACTGCAACATGGTGGGCAACAACAGTTGTGGTTGCACTTGGTTGGTAATGAAATCAGCAATTTCGTTACGGTTTGTCCATGAGAACAGTAGAGTAGGCAGCACATTGTCGCGCCAAATAGCACCGTCACTGCCAAAAGTGTTGGTTGAGCTGTATTTGCCAGTGTTGTCCACTAGATCAAGATAACGACTGGTTCCGATACTGGCACGGTTCAAGGCCTTGCTCTTGAGTATGCTGTTATAGGTAGTGTAAGGGAAAAGATTGTAGTCTTCGCCGTTGACCATGCGGTTCTGTGTGTAGTAACGAGCTGGCGCACGTTGTTTGATTTGCTCAATGGGCTCGCGCACCTGACTGTTGCTCACAGGCTGAGTGATACCACACACAAAAGTGATAGTTTCAAGATTGCCTGAGCGACTGATGTAGCTGATGGGCAAGGTCACGGCCTGCATTTCTTCAGGATTGATGATGTACTGCAACCCATTGGATGCACGCACATAGGCGCGGAAAGTGCCCACTGGAATCTCACTGAACACGCCATCACCAAACACCATGGTGATCTGATCATTGGCTCGGCTGGTCACTGTGTAGATAGGACGCAGTGTGGTACCCAGTTGTTCAGCTGCTGCTGAATAGATGTTTTCTTGATACAGCCACTCACGTGACACTGTGCCAACATTGTCTAGTTGGAACAGCCAGCGGTCTTCGTTGTTGATGCCTTCAATGTTGATGTCCACAGTGCGGTTAGCAATGCGCTCGGCCAAGTTAAAATCTTGGTTTTGTAACACACCTTGTTTGAACATAAAGAAATAGCCAGTGTTGGCGCTTTGAAAACCCAGCTGATCGTTACGATATAAAATGTTGAAAGGCTGATTGGGCTGTGGTGCTGGCTCGTAGAGATAGTTACGACCCACTGACGTTGAAGTCATGGCCTCAAACGGCATGTTAATGCCGTCCACAGTGGCATTGTAAGGAATCACCGGCAAGTAGCCAGGCACTAGATTGAGAGAGTATTCATCAGTGCGAACACCCAAGATGTTTTGACGATTGCCCGGGCGACCAATGCGTTGTGAGTTTACCATGGCAGCATTGAGAATGGCCGTGAATTGTTCTTGCCAGTCTGGATTGGTGGGATCAGCCCAGTTCACAGTGACGTTGGATAGATTCACGCCCTGATAGTCTTCCACTTGTTCGGTAGTGGTAACACTGAAAACTTTGAGCAGGCCCTGAGCAGCGGTGTTGCGCTTGGCTGTGTAGCTCACAAGATTGGCTAGACGTACTACCGAATCTCTGCGTTCAGCAGTGTCAATGTAATTTTCACGGGTGTTGAGGTCAGTACGAAAGGCCAGGGCCTGACCCATAAATGCAATCACGTCCAACAGTGCAATGAATTCTGAGCTTTCAATGTAGTCATTGAAAGTTTCGGGATAGTACAAGCGAAGATAATCAATAAAGCTCTTGCGCAGTGTTTCAAAGTCGTAGCTTTGGAAGTCAGCTTCGCGATAGGTCTGGTAAATCTGTTTCCAGTCCTCAACCCCAAAGATTGCTGTTTGACGTGTGGTTTGTGCCATTTTGGTCTAGATGCCTTGTCGTTTATTTACCGACAAGCAAAAACGGCGCAGTTATACGTAGCTGGCTCGACGCTGTTCCAAGTCAAAGAACAGGGCCAGTCGTTCGGCATCGGTGCTGGGCAACACTTCCAGTTGCAGTTCAATCAAGATACCATTGAGCTGCGGATAGATTTGTACGTCGGTAATTTGTATTCTGGGATCACCGCCGGCCACTCGCTGCACTTCGTTCACAATGTTAGTGCTGACCTGCTCCACTTGGTTTTCAAACAAGAAATCCCACAGCACAGTGCCATAGGCCGGGCGCCCTGGCAATTGCCCTTGACGAATGTTAAAGGCATTGAGCAGGTCGCGCTTGATCAGTTCAAAGCCTGTGAGTGTGAACTTTTTGAACTGCCCTTGGGTGTTGAAACCAATGAATGTTTGTGCCATACTATATTTATTAGCCCAAAAGTCCGCCTACACCAGGTATTGACCCCACAGCATTTCTAGCTGAGGCCAATGCACCCGACGCTGCACCAGTCACTGATCCCACAGCATTTCTAGCTGAGGCCAATGCACCTGACGCTGCACCAGTGAGAGACCCAAGGGCTTCCTTGGCCAAGTTTGCTGGATTGGGCACACCACTTAAGGATGACAATGCACCGCTCAGGGCTGGAATTGATGACAGTGTAGGCAGCGATCCCAGGGATCCGCCCAAGCTGGCTACAGCCGAACTCACTGCCGATGCCACAGACGATGGCGACGGTGCAAAGCTAGGCACCGGTATCTTAGCGCTGCCCAGCACCCTGGTGGTGGCTGCGTCTATGCCCAGACGATTCACTGTGTCAACCACAGCTGGAGGCACTGTTTCTTCCTTGAAGCTGTCGGGTATCTTAGCATTGGCAAGATTTACACCAAATGATGCATTTTTCAACTGTGCCAGCACTTTGCTAGGGTCTGGTAATGCGCCAATGGCTCCTTTGGCCAAGTCGCCCAGTGCTGATGCTTGCCCAGCTAGACCCGCTGAAGCTAGGCTCAAACCTGATGTTAGTGTGGCTGGCAAAGCAGTTACTCCTCCAGCCAGTTTGCCAATTTCTTGCAAACCGTTGTTCATCAAGGTCTGTTGTATGTTATTCTGTGCACCGGGACTTGACAACAGTGCAGACACACTGCTGATACCGTCTTTGCCGGTAAAAGCTGCTGGGCTTTTCAGCACTGAACTAAGACTGCTGCCTGCAGCCACCAAGGCACTCATGCCAGGTTTGAGAATACCAGCAGATTCTAGTTGCGAAGCGTTGAGGGCAAAACTACCAGCACCAGCGTTGCTCAACACTGATGATGCTTGTCCAGCTAAATTTGTTGCTGTGGCCAGGGCCGAAGTCACTTCTGATGTGGCCATGCTGGCAATGGGCCCCACGGCCGGTATGCTCTTGGCAAAGTTGGCTATATTGATCTCGCCACTCAGTGGAGTTGCTGCTGCCGCTGAGGTTACAGAAGATGCCAAACTCTTAACTGAATTTGTGGCCGACGCCAGCGCACCTGATGCCAAAGATCCAACTTGCCCCACAGCACCAGTGATTCCAGCGCCCAAGGCACCCACACGTCCGCTCAAGGCCTGCCCTACTTGGGCTGCTGCACCGGACAGACCTTGAGCTGCTTGTGTGGCAGCACTGATTATTCCACCTGGTTTGATACCCACCAAAGCGCCAGTGTCAAGCTGCTTTTCAAAAATCTGTCGAGCTTGAGCTTCTGTGAGTCCAGCTGGCCCTTTGATGTCAATGGTAGATGCTGTGCCTGGTGGGGCTCCGGGTATGGTAAAGCTGAATGTGGCCATTATCTTGCCACCAGTTCTACGCCAGGTGGCACAGGCTCAGCTCCGGGAGGAGGTGAAGGCGGTCCTGACTCAAAAGAAATTTCAACATCCACACCAAGATTGTGGTAGGGATAGGGCTCATGTGTGGGTGCTCGAGTCACAATACTTTCAAGAGCACCAGTATCTTTGGCCCAGCCTTCGCTGTTGGTAAACTTGGTGTCGTCCAGCTTGGACTTGGTAATGGGATTGGGCGTTTTCACTGTGCCCGCAGCAGGGCCGTTGAGATCAATGCCCCCTGCTTTGAATGTCAAACTGTCGCCGCCGCCCCAGGATCCACCCTGACTGTTGAGAGTCAAAGTACCATCAGCTTTGATGCCAATGGTGCTCTTGCTGTAGATGATCATGTCCTGCTGGCTGGTTGCTGTGAGTGTGGTCACAGCTTCAATGTGTGTGGCAGCGTTGCTCTTGATGTTGACATTGCGACCAGCAAACATGTTGATGTCTCGGTCAGCATGCAAGTTGATATCGCCCTTGGTGCGCAGGTTCACACTGTTGGTGGCATATACATCCAAGGTACCTTCTTGTCCTAGTTCAATCCAAGCCTGCCCGTTGGCATGCACAATGTAGAGAAAGTTTCCAGTGTCGTTCAAGGTGATCTGATGCCCTTTGCTGCTGCGCAGGCGCAGCAAGGCATTGTTGCCTTCAAGATCGCCATCGTCCATGACCACGCTGTGTCCACCCACACGACCTATTACCTGCACTTCGTTGGGGCGCACTGATCCAGACTGTATTTTTTCACGAATGTCATTGGGCTTGAGACCGCCTTCGTAAATGGCCGTCCCCGGGGTAGAAATACCAAACACTGCTGATGGAGTTTCGCGTTGACTGCTGCTGCGTATGGGGCCACGCTCGGGATCTTTGATCAAACCTTGTTGGAACAACACACCAGCCACGTAACTTTGTACTGGTTTAATTTTGTCGTAAAACTTGGGATCGTTGAAGTCTGCAAGGTTGGCTGTGTTGAGTTCAGTCACTGGCAACTGAGTGGCCGAGCCCATGTAGGCTTCTTGGTTGGTGTTGGTTATTTTGAACTTGTCCGTGGCACCAATGGCAGGAACCATGTGACCTTGGCCAGCGTCGGGAATCACACCTACATAGTATCCCAGTCTGCGATCACCGTTGATGAAAAAACACATCACGGTGATGCCTAGATCAGGCGGGGTAAACCACATGCCATAGCTGCATTGATTACCAGGATAACGTCCCACATCACTGTTGCTGCCATTGGCTGTTGATGGCGGAGTTGACCCAAAGAACGGACTGAGATAGCTCACTGTGACCCAGCGACTAGTGTCGCTCATGTCGCCGTCACTGAATGCTTCAATGTACACCTGTAGACGTCCTGAACGTGTGGGGTCCACGTTGTTCATGACAATGCCCGAGAATGGACCAGTTTCGGTGGGTACTCCACCACGGTCTAAACGATAATTTTCGGGCAGTCCACGACTGCGATTGATATTTTCTGGCATGTTTTATCCTATCAAGGGTCTGGGGGTGTGGTCTGACTTTGTGCTAACACAGGAGCATTGGTTTGGCCCAGTTTCAACGGAGCTCTAAAATTTATGCCTCCCAAGACGGTGCCGTTGCTGTTTGGCGGGGCAGGCACTGTTTGCGGCACTAGATCATAAGTGATACTGCCCAAAGCAGTGGACACTGTGGACGGCTGTATCAGTGGGTTAAGTACCGGAGCTTTGAGTCCAATCTGGCCGCCCAGTGTGGGCACAGCAAAGCCTGTTCCTGCGCCCAGGCGCTGATTGCCAGCTGCCAGGGCACTGCCGGCAAACAAATCAACAGCATCTTTGTCGTCACCAAAGCCCACGCCACTCTTGGGCACTGACGGTGCTGTGGGCGCTGTGTTGTTGGTGATGTTGGGCTTGGGGAAAATATACAAAGCACCATGCAACACTTGTTCAAATTTGCCACCACGGAACTCGCTCACACATCGAGTGGCCTGATACACGTAACTCTGAGTAGGTTGTCGATCGCCTGAAGGTTTCTGACTGCGGCCATAAGGATCAGCCACACCAGTGGCCAAATTGTAATCTTCGGGTCTCTGCCAGGCAATTTCAAACATGACCTGACGGCTGTCAAAGTTTATAGTGCCGTCAGGAAGAAAACCACTGTAGTTCCAGGTCTTGGGATCTATACCAAATGCTTGACTGCCTTGCTGTATCCAGGCTGGGTCTCCAATGATGCGCACTTGACATTCACCAAGACTGGAAGGATCGTAGAGATACTCAGCAGCCGATGCTTGTACTTCATGGCCGCTGCCGCCCGGAGCTTGTGGGGCACCTGCACTGTTTTCTCTGCTGCGCGGTGCATAGTTAAAGTAAGGCATGTGCAACATGCTGCTGGTAAACAGCTTTCTTATGTTGGCAGCGTCATTTTGTCTGGGATTGTCGCCGCTTACAGTGATGTGATAGAGATAGTTGAAGTTGGCAGTGTAGTCAACCACTGCGGTGTTTTCACCTGAGAACCAATACTTGTAACTTTTGTGCAGGCCTTTGAATCGCGGACGCGGAAAAAATCTTGAAAAGAAGTTTGTAACTGGCATTTTGCTAATGATATATTTGATGTTATAAGCATAATCATTGCGCAATTCATCTTTTTGACCTTGGCGAACTTCCATGGTGATTTGATACCAGTTCATCTCGCCTACCAGCTTGTCAACGTCGCCTGGATCAGTCAACCCTGTGGTTACATCTTTTCTGCTGAGAGCTTGGTTATAGATATAGCTGCTGTTGCGTATGGCCAACTCAATGGTTTGAGAAATCTGTTGACCTGCTGTGATGGCAAACAGTCTTGTGTCATAGTCAGTATAAAGTTTTTCTTGCAGCTTGGAATCAGGGTCTTGCGCCAAGGCCATGGGCACTTGACTTTTGTCTTTGACTTGTCCAGGCAATATCAACTGAGCTGCGGCAATGTCTTCGGCACCAGAAGCAAATTCAATTTCGTAAGTATCGGCCACAGCATACACACCTTGTTTGACCAAGTTTTGCATGTGTTCGTTAATGGCTGCCATGAGACCTTGGGGTACTGCACGTTTGTTAGGTGCTGTGTTGGCTTTGGCCGGCGCAGGGCTGCCCACTGGGGTGTTGCCAGCGGTGGTGGTGCTCTGTCCTGGCGAAGCTGCTGCCGCAGTGGCAGTTTTGGCATCACCGGCCAAGAGCTTGCCAACTGTGGTGCTGGACAGTTCAACGTCAAACGGCACAGTGCCACGACGACTGCTGAGTCCCACTAGTTGTCCCACAGGTGCCCCCACAAAGTCATAGGTCACTGTTTTACTGCTGACGCTGAAATTGATGTCCTGAATCAAGAATGGAATGTACTTTTCAACCACAGCCCCACCTGGGCCGCCAGCACGCAGTGGTGATACTTGATTTCCGCTAGAGTCATAGCCATAAAATCTCAACGCTAGGAGATATACACAGCTCACATAGTTTACTTCTCCAGCTGAATTTTTAGGCGCAAAGTCTTGCACGGCCTGATGCAAGCGATCTATCAAGGTAATACCATTGGGCTCAATCACTGTGAATTTGATTTCACTGACCATGTGAGCTGCTGTGGTTACTTTGCCTGGCAAGGCATTGTCAATGGTCACACTGTCAATGTAGAAGTCAAGATCAAAAGCAGGATTACGACCAGCGTCAGGACCTGACACTGAAGTTTTGTTGTAGGCCGATCCCTGAAATCCACCTTGGTTGACCGGAGCTCCGCCACTTTGAAACAGCAACTGGTATCCGTTGACCGTGGCTCGTCGCGATGCCACCATTTGATTGTACTGTTCGTTGGTGACCAAGTATACCGAAGCTGCCCAGGTGTAACTGGCATATTGATCCAATACATTGGGCTGCGGTGTTACAAGGTCTGCGTTGCCGTCGGCGTTGACCGTGGCCTGTGCTGTGGTAGTGGACGGCGATGATCTATCATCGTTGGTGGGTGTGCCTGGCGATGTGGGTGCCACTGTGGCAAACAATGCAGCATCATCGCCGTCGCCAAATCCTGTACCAGGTGCAGGTCTTGCAGCAATTGATTGAGGAAATAACGCAGCATCGTCGCCGTCGCCAAAACCTGTGCCAGATGTAGCCTGTGTGGTTATGGTGGGTCTTACCGGGGCATTGGTGCCACGGTCAACATCACCAGAGGCCGCTGTGGGCGCTGGTGTGGCTGTGGTGGGTTCAGTAGTGGCTGGTGGAGTCACAATGCGACCACTGGCTTCTAGTCGCTGTGTGGCCTGGCCATCTTCGTTTTGAACTTGTTGTGCAGCTGATGTGGATGGTGTAGGGGCTATAGCAAGTAATTCTTCTATTTGAATTACCACATCCCTCAGTTGTTGATTTATCTGTTGTATTTGTGCTAGCGCCGACGTATCACCAGCTTGGTATTTTTCACTTAAAATGGTACGTTCTGCCAACAGTTTCGCACGTTCTGTTTCTAATGCCTGAATTGTAGCCATGTGTTAGATTCCCAGTGAGCTGCGCAGTGTTGACAATTTGGGCAAGAAAATAGTTCGGCCCACAGCAAAGTCCAAGGGTGGTGCTGTCAGTGTGTTGGGGTTGCGTTGATAGAATACCCACCACAATGTGGGGGTGCCGTATAGGTCATAGGCCAAGAGATCAGGTCTGTACTGATAAGTGAGATTGATTTCAAACGAGAGATCATCGTCCTCTCGGGGTATGGCACGGTTCTCCATGGCATCAAGATAGAACTGTGTGACCGGAGTGTTGTAGTAGGGACTGGTGGTGTCGTAAGTGGCCATTACCAGTATCCTCCCTTGAGCAAGTTACCGTTGGCAAAGTTCTTGAGCGAAAATTCTCGGCTCATTTGAGCACGACTCTGCACTGGTTTGAGTGTAAGGGCAATTTCCATCTTGGTGGGCACATAGGTGCTGCGCACAGTGTTGTTGACCCCACCAGTGACAGGTCCAGGTGCAGGTCTTGCGGGTTCAGCGCCAGGAAATCCCAGCAGTTTGCTGGCCAACAGTCGGGACGTACTGCCCAGTAGGCTAGAACCAGGAAAAGTCTGCGATGCCTGCGATCGGCGATTCAAGAGATTGACCCCGTAGTTGTTGAAACCAGTGGCGCGAATGTAATCCACATCAGCTGGCAAGTTGTAGTTGAACTGGCTGACCAAACAGGCATGACCATTGAATTGAAACTCGCCCAAGCCCACGATATACACCAAAGGTGGTGGTGTTCCACGCTGTGCATCTTGCCCGTAAAACATCTTTGTGACTGAACGGAAAAAATGTATCACGGCCAACAAATACTGTGCTTCTTTGGTGTCTTGTGCGGTGAATGTGGCGGTAATGTTGATGTCGCCCACAAAACTACCCTTGTAAAAATAGCCGCGATAGTTGCTGTGTGTGAGCTGTGTTTCGTCATAGGCAGCATTGTAAGTGGTAGAAATCTGTGGTGTGTAAGGGAATATCACACCATTGGAATCTTGCAAGGGCTTGAGTATGGCGTTGTTGTCATCTTCGTAGAGATAGTTGGCACCGCCGGCCAGCACCAGGCGCACACGCCAGTCTTGACTGCTGGGTTCCACATATCGAGCCCGCAGCGTGGCCTGTTGTTGGGCAGCCAATTTAAAGCCATCGCGTTGGCTGATGTCTTCGTCAACTTCGGCTGCACGATACAGTTGACCATTGCGGAAAGTGTTGCCCAGGCTGTCTGTGGTAAATTCTTCTTGATCGTCGCCGTAGCCTGTGCCTGGAGGCGGTGGTGTGGGACCAAATGTTGTGGGACCAAATGCTTCAGCATCACTTTGTGCTGCTGCTTGTTCTGCAATAGCAGCATCTTCAGCGGCCAATACACCTGTGGGATCTTGCGGTCCACGTGACAAGCTGTCAAACACTGTGGTGTCATCATCACCAAAACCTGTGCCCGATGAAACCTGCGCTGGCGCAGTGGTTGGGAATACTGATGTGTCATCATCGCCAAAACCAGTGGCCGTGCCAATGTCTTGAGGTGGCAGCGGTGTTGCTGTTATTGTGGGGGTGATTATGGGAGCTGTGACCACTTCTCCAGCGGCAACACCTGTGCCAGGTCCTGGCGGCAATGGTCCTGGCTGTCGTCGAGTACCGCCGAAGAATGTCACAGTTGGGTCATTGGGGTCCACAGTCCTAAAACCAGCAGGGTCTGATCTAGGGTCAATTTCAGCAGCACGAAACAGAGTCCCGTCACGAAACAAATTGCCGCGACTGTCTGTGGTGAATTGGTCTTGGTCATCACCAAAACCTGTACCAGTGGCCACATTGGCTGGTGCACCTGCTGTGACAGGTGTGATAGGCGGCGGGGGATCTGTGACATTGGGTGGTGTGACAGACACTGGATCTGTGCCTTGACCTGTGGACGGAGCAGCTTGAGCTGAATCTACCTGTGCTTCAGCTTGTGTGAGCTGCCTTTGTGCTACAACGACATTGGACTGTGCTTGAGCTAGTTGATTTTGGTCGCGTGTGAGTTGTTGTTGGGCAGCACCAACTATGCTTTCCAAACTGCCTATACTGAAGTTTAGAAATTCCAGTCTTTCTGTGTCCAAAAACGCAGTTGGACTACTTTGCAATTCCTGAAGTTCACGTTGTCTAGATTGTAGCTGCTGAGTTGCGCGAGCCAAATTTGTCTGCGCAACGTCAACTCTATCAAATGCTGTTAATTCGACCACTCTTTGTTCAGCCTCCCGCAGATTCTGTCTAGCAGTCGACGCCTGACTCAGTGCCGTGAAAAGATTGTTGGGGTTGGTCATCGCAGTTTCCTATGTGTGTATTTACGCCTAGCAAAATCGGCTAACATTATACACAGAAAGGTTGACCTTTGTTGTTTTTGTGCTACAATAAATATTCACAAGGAGACCCTTCCCCACCATGACCGTAGCAGTCCGAACCCCGGCTCGCGTGAACTATCTCAACAATCGCGACATATTAAAAGAAATACACCTCAGCAAAAACACCTACTGTTGGTACCAAGATCGTGTGAACGATCATCAATACGACATCATCTTGCCCAGTCGGGACAAGGTCAATGTGCGAACCATTGCTGAAGCCAGGCGCAATCGTGCTGACCGTATCAAGCGCGAAACCGGTGAAGTCATTGATCCCAAAAAGATCGCTAACACTGACTTGGTGTTTCGCATCACTGCCTGGGATCACATTCCCAAGGCACCCAAAAAACTCACCAAGGCCGAAATCAAACGCCGCAAGGTAGAAGAAATCTTGGAAATTGAGGACACTCCCGAAGAGGACGGTCTTGAAGAACTGCTGGACGTACCAGTGCTGGACACTGCGCATGTGCGCCTGAACTTTCCACCGTTTGAGCACTATCGTTTGGACAGCAACAAAGAACTGTTTATTGTGGGTCGCAGTCACTGGCGAGGCGATTTGGCCACGGGCGAGTTCTGTCGTGAGCATGGCAACATGACTCGCAAATTGGCCCAGATGTTTATCAAGCTGTGTGAACGCTATGCCACACGCTCAAACTGGCGTGGCTACACCTACAACGAGGAAATGCGTGGACAAGCTCTTCTACAACTTAGTCAGATTGGTCTACAGTTTGACGAATCAAAAAGCCAGAACCCATTCGCTTACTACACCGCTGCGATCACTAATAGTTTTACACGAATTCTCAACATTGAGAAAAAAATGCAGAATATCCGAGATGATATCTTGGAAATAAACGGGCTCAATCCATCATGGACACGCCAAAACGCCGGGGGCAAGAGCATGGCAGATATGTCCGGACCGGTCGTATCTAGCTTGGATGAGTAATATACTAGCAGGATGACTAATCTATTTCGCAAAGCCGCAATCTTTACCGACATCCATTTTGGACTCAAATCAAACAGTGTTCTACACAACGAAGACTGTTTGTCCTTTGTAAAGTGGGCCACGGCCAAGGCTCGTGAAGAGGGTTGCGAAACCTGCTTGTTCTTGGGCGACTGGCACAACAATCGAGCCAGTCTCAACATTGTCACACTAAACTACAGCCTACGGGCACTGGAGCACATGAATGATAATTTTGAACATGTTTACTTTATTCCTGGTAATCACGATCTGTATTATCGCGACAAACGCGACATTCAAAGTGTGGAATGGGCTCGTCACCTCCCCAACGTGGAAATATGTAACGATTGGTTCTCTAGTGGCGACGTGGTTATTGCTCCTTGGCTGTGTGGAGACGATCACAAACGCCTAAGCAAGATGTCTGGGCAGTACTTGTTTGGACACTTTGAATTACCTGGATACTTGATGAATGCCATGGTAGAGATGCCGGATCATGGGGAATTGCAACGAGATCATCTTGGAGGGTTCGGTCATGTGTACACTGGGCATTTCCACAAGCGACAGACTAAAAAGAATATTACCTACATTGGTAATGCGTTCCCTCACAATTATGCAGACGCTGGTGACGACGAACGCGGTCTCACCGTACTGGAGTGGGGAAGAGCGCCTGAGTTTCATGCTTGGCCTGCTCAACCGACCTACAGAGTCTATGGCCTCGCCAATCTTATTGACAACGCTGCGTCACTTCTTCAACCCAAGATGCATGTGCGTGTCAATCTAGACATCGACATCAGTTACGAAGAAGCCAACTTCATCAAAGAAACTTTTATCCAGCAATACAGTTTGCGCGAAATGAGTTTGATTCCCAACAAGTCTGCTGGAGTAGAAGAAGATCTGGCACCCGGAGATGTTAAATTTGAGTCTGTGGATCAAATCGTGATTGATCAAATCACCAACATTGAAAGCGAATTCTACGACAA